GAAGGTCTCCATGTCGGCAAACCGCATGAACAGGTCGATCGTTTGCAACAGCTCGTCCATGTGGCTGTCGATCTGCACATTCTGTACTGCCCGCTGCTGTGCATCTGCACCGACGCCCTCCCGATACCAGATTTTGTACCCGTGCACACTGCTCAAGTCCTGATCCAGACGCAGCAACTCGGTGTTTAGCTCAAGGTTGGGTCCACACACCACGCTGGCATTGTCCAGCAGCATCCGTGACGCAGCACACACTGACATTTGACTGTCGCGCATGACGTTGGGCAGGCCGTTACCGATGGGACTGGTGTCGTCCTCGTCAAACAGGAACGTGTGAATAGTCTGCACATCCGTCCCGAGCTTCCGCCATGGGTTGATGTCCGCCTTGATGACATTGCCGTCGATCATCCAGACTTCCGCGTCGAGGTCATCCGTCAGCCTGTCGTCCGGCACATCCACGCCGGCCATCTGCAGGTATTGTCCACTGACCGGGCCATGCCACACGATGACCTCGTACTTGCTCGTCTCGGCTTTCTGCTCGTTGACGTTGATCTTGACGCCCATGGTCCGCAGTTCAGCCTCGAACGGCTGCGCCTTGTAATTGCCCTGCTGCCCCGTTGTCTTGAGGTAGGTCTTGATGACCTCACTGAAAAAGTCCTGTCGATCGGCCAGCTTGCGCACTTGGTGCCGCGACATGACCAGCCGGATGAAGTACCCGTCCATGGACCGCAATGTCTTGGCGCTCATGTCCGGGTAGAAGTCCCACACTGGCAGGAACTCGAACATGGGCTTGTATTCTGTCGTTGCTGTGGGTGTCGGCACACCTGTGGTTACGTCCAGCCCCCACTTGGTCTTCTGTGTCGCCGTAACGAACGGCCCGCGCAGTACGCCGAGGCCGTACATGATCCCGCTCTGCACAACTTTGCGGTTCAATGCGATGTGGTCGAGGGACTGGTCACCCCCCAGCTCCTGCAACTGGTCGTCGATGTGACGTGACAACTTCTCGGCACGTTTCTGTGCCAACTCCATTACCGCATCCTCAACGTCGTCGTCCGTGAGGGGTGTCTGGTTGCCTGCTTCCTGCCGCTGGGTCATCAGATCGTTGAGCACCGCCGACACATCCTGTGGAGCAATATCAGGACTGGGGCTGGCCTGCAGCTCCCAGTTCCGCTCGTTACCCGGGAACATCAGGTTCATCACCCGGGACAACACGCTGATACATTTCACCCGGGTGATGCGTGGGTACGCATGTGACCGGTTGGGCGACAGCTCCCGTTCAATCTCGGGGTCGTACTGCCCCAGATACTGCCGCAGGTTGCGCATCCACTTCAACTCTGCAACCCTGCGGTCACTCACGTACTGTGTGAACAGCGGCGCCAGCTTGTCTCCCAGCGCCTTCAGGTCACGTGCCTTGATGATCGCGACCGGTGCTGTTTCCGGTGACGGTACGAGAATATCTTGCGGGGGTGTCAGTTCAGCTTGCATGTGCGACCCTTAGCGAAAGTGGTATCCCGATCCTTTTTGGACGGGTGGCCGGAATCCTACCACACCTCGCCCACCGTACCGCTCAGCACGCTCGCCCAGCTTGGCATAATGTCGTGCCAGATAACCAAACGCATCGCCCGGGTGCGAGTACGCATTTTTCTCCGGGTCCGCCCCTTTGATGACGTCGCGTTTGGTATCCAGCATGAACCGCCAGCCGCCCTTGAGCGCCCGAACCAGTATGGGGCATTCCCGTCCGTCGATCAGCAGCGCCGGCCCGACATCCGTCAGCCGTGTCGTGTAGTGCTCGATGGCCCCCAATCGCGGTGCCAGCCGGTTGTTGGTGTCGTACTTGACGTCAAAGTGCTTGCGTAGCACGTCCACCACTGATTTCTCGTTGCTCTGCCCCCGGTTGGCGGATGCCGGGTCAGGCGCAATAATGACGCGTGCGTTGGGGAACCTGCGCCGCAGGTACGGTTTCAGCTTCTCACTGATGAGCCGCTCGGCCCCCATCCCTGTCTGCACCAGCTCGCCATACACCCGCAGCCGGCCATGCAAATCTTCCTGTCCAAAAATGAACGCACTGCCACCAATGCCGGGGTCGAACCCGATCACAATAGGCTGCATAGGGTCAAACTTGAGCGGTGATGGCGAGATGTGCATCGTCGGGTTGAATGTCGGCACCACAGGTTTGCCTGCAACGCTGTAACCCCACTCTGCCTCGATGAACTGCTTGACCCATGCGAGAGCTTTACCCTTGGCTTGGTTGTTGTAGTAATCGCGCCCACCCGGCAGGTTTTCAAGGTTCTCGGCTTCTGCGCTGAAGCCTGACGGCTGCAGGAAGTAGGTTGCGTTCGGGATGGGCATGTCCAACGCACGACGACGCATTTCTTCCGCGTCCCGACTCATCCCGAGGGTGTAACGCATCACCGTGTTTTCATCGTGCAGATGATCGAACCACGGGTTGTCCTCGGTCGCCGGGTTGGACGATCCCCACATTCCCCAATTGGTCGCCCCGCCATCTTTCATCGACGGGAAGCGCCCGAGACGTGCTGACAGTGCGTCGACAATCTCCATGGGTATCTGCACGAACTCGTCGAGGATAGCGAACGTCACCTCCAGCGACAGCACCCGGGCAACGTCGTCCGGCGTGTCCAGCGGTCGGAACAGTACCTCGCACTCGACATCATCGAAGCGCAGCGTGAACTTGCTCTCGGTGGCCCGCCACGTGCCGGCCTGTCCGTCCTTGAACCAGTAGTTCCACGACACGATGGTCGTGTCTCGCAGCTGCGGTGCCGTGTTCCGCACCACTACCGCCCGGGTACGCCTGATGCCGTCCGGCCCGGGCTTCTGCAGCTTGGCCATGTACGCCAGCTTGAAAAACAGTCCTGTCGTCTTGCCAGAACCCACCGGCCCTACGATCCAGTCGTAGAACAGCTCTGCCGGCCTGTGATCGAGGACGTATTCCTTAATCGTCGGCGGGGGTGTGTAGTCGATACGGTTTGCTGCCACAATCAGCCCAAGTTGATGTTGATCTGCAAGTTGTTAGCGTTGGCACCAGTCTTGTCTGCCGGCTCAGCCAGTCCTGCCGCACGCACCGTGAATTTCAGCAGGTCAGCACGCACACTGGCCGGTACGTCCTCGTTGTTGCTGTGGATCATTTTCCACGATGTTTTCAGGAGTTCCTCGGACTGCAGCTTGGCCTTGAGCTTGAAACTCATGCCGTCCTTCTTGACCAGCTCGACAGCGGCGGCAAGGTCTTTCAGAAACACCGGGTCGGACTTCAGCACCAGCCACTCGTCGTGCGAAATGCCGTAGGCCGCGCAGATGTCAGGCAGCGGCGCAGTGCGCAAGGCGATCTCTACCGGTAACGTCGGAGGGTATGTCCCAATCTCAGCCGGGTTGATGTGCTTGCGGTACGGTGCTACTGCTGTGCTCATGTCTGTACGTTACCCCAAAAACCTCAGTTTGTATCGTGACGAGCTAAGCAGAGCCAGAATCTCATCGATGATGTTCTGCAGATGGCTTGCCTCCGAACCGCACATTTCCTCGCGTGTGTCCAGAATCCACTCCTCCAGACTGCTGATTTCTACCAGCACGTTGCCAGCCTTGGTCGTAAGTGCAGGGTAGATCGCAATGATCCCGGTGTCACCCTGAAATGTTTCCGCGAATGAATCCACCAGCGGGATGATGTTTTCGTACAGCTCGTTCAACGCCATGTGTGTTGCGTACGACGTCGTTTGCAAGTGAGCGATATGCGCCATTGTGCGCAGGCTGAAACACCGTACGATCAGCTCGCCTGCCAGTTTAGGTGTGGGATTCATGCTCATCTCCGAATAAGTGCGGTGTTTGTAACCGGCTTTCTGGCGGATGTCAACCGGGAATGGGTGCGGTGTAGAAAAAACATGTTGGTAATTTGATTTTGACGATTTTTTGGAAAAGTATATGGGGGACCATGAAACATACCCCCCCACGGGTGCGCCTGAAACCCCCTGCCCCCCTTCATCCTAGAAAAAGAATGCTTAGGCTCAACCATGCTGTAAATGTTTGTGACAAACGTGTCACAAATAGACTAGCATTCAACGTGTAACACGCTATAATGTAATCACTGGCCGCAATCATGCACCAGTTAATCTAACCACTTGAAAGGTAATAACATGAAAACCATCACCATCAATCTGAATGTCGCGAATGCAGCACGCAAGGGCATTGACGCCGACTATGAACTGCTCACGCTATCGACAGGCTTTGCACAAGGTATTGCTGATAAAGAATTCCGCACTTCGTTTGTTGTCGGCAAAATCGCCGGAATTCTCAAAATGAAGGATGTGGCTGACGCGTGCACTGTGTACGCCAAAGCCGGCAAGCTGTCGCGCAAAACCGACGAAAACGACGCGGACTGGAAAACGCGGCAAGCCAAGCGCAAAGCCGCGATCAAAGCGGGCACCATTGAAGAACGCACCGACGCGGAGGCAATAGCGGAAGTGGCGGCACGTCGCGCCTTCAGTCGGTTTTGCGCGGATCATACCGTGACGCCGGAAAACGAAAAACGCGGCAAGCCGGGCGCCAACAAAAAAGAGACGGGCGCCGATGCGACACCAGCGGCAAACAATGCGAAAACGGCGGACAGTTTCATCCGGCAACAGTGCGCCATGCTGACCGCATACGGTGAGAAAAACCGCGCCATGTTAAGCCATGCAATGCTTAGTGCAATTGCAGAATTCAACGAAGCCGTGCAAGCCGTGCAAACGCAAGATTAACCAAACCACACCATTAGCCCCTCGAAAGAGGGGCTTTTTTTCGTCCATAGCGGGCAGGAATCGACCCGCCATGCGGCGATCGAGCGACGGTTGACCCTACCCTACCTTGGTGCGTTTGTGACACATCGTCACAAACGCACCCTAACAGCTTTGTAGTTAAGTGGTTAAGGAGGTCAAGCTGCGCACATGTGGGCAGGATGATTAAAATACACGATGTTATGGTGCGTAAGTTATAACACGACAAATAGATGATGTGTTACAGGATGACACTTTTGCCTCTAGCCACCAGCAAGTCGTTGATTATAAAGCATTTAGCTATTTGCAGGGGGTCCATCGGATAGTTACGGCGAAAAAAACTCCAATGGAATCAGTAAGTAACAGAACAGTTATGCTATCTATCCTATAAAGTAGTAAAATAATATATATATACCCCACGCGCGACCCTACTTCGGGTGGTCCGACGATTGCGTCAACCAAATAACATGTTATTTCTTCGCATCCCCTCTACGTAAAAAGCTGGGTGTACTTCAAAATCATTGACTATATAGGATAGTTACTTTGGATTCATGGAGTTACAGAACTATAATCACGACTATTTAGCCAAAAAACACGACTATATTAGCTTTAGCCTATATACTTTATCCTCCTCCTGACGCACATACAGCCAACACGTTAGCAGCTTGAGCCTTTTGTGACACATCGTCACAAATCAAATAAACAACATGTGCGCAGCTTGGACACTCACGACCCGATCTCACCGTGGCTCCCTCGATCAAACAGACAACACGTTGGCAGCTTGGCCTTTCCTCACCTCACAAAATAAAAACGTGTTGTCTGGTTGGTGGTTCTTCACGACTTTGTAGTCCGGTCACGCGGCGCCGCCGAGCAGCACCGTGGAGCATGTGTTGTGCATACGTTAGTAATCACATGTTAGGGGTTGACAAATGATAATAAAGAGAGTACAATGGGAACCATAAGATGCAAAGAAGTAAGCATCTTCGCTCTCTAACAATTCAGGTTCTCACGGCTGACCCGCCCACCAAGGTTTTTGTGACACATCGTCACAAACTGGAAGTGACGCGGCTATTAGCAAGCTCCCTCACATAGCGTGATAGCGCCACCGAGAACAACCGAACCTTCCGCACGGTGTGCGGGAGTCGCATAGCGTGTCGTAGAAAGTGTGGGGTGTAAGGCTCCACGATAAGCGCGTGTATCGCCCTTGATCTGCCGGATATAAAGGACGGTGGCTGGGCCAAGCTGACTGGCAGCGGGAGTGCCAGCGATACACAGGGTATTAGTAATGTTGGGTCAGCGCATGGGTTCACGCCCTGTACGCTGAATTCCGCACCATCGTAGCAACTTTCGATATGGCGCTGTGCGAGTCTGTTCCAAACGTCCGTTTTGTGACACATCGTCACAAACTGGCACCTGCTGTCTGTGTACTGGTTACCCGAGCAGGTGAGGTAATGAACAGGCTAGGGGTGAGTGTGCACAAGCACCGGCCAAAAAGCCGAACCCCGACACTTTTCTTATGTGCCTTCCGACGAGGGTGCATAAGCAAAACCAATTACTGAACGAAAGGAAAGATCATGTACAGTGCAATAGCATTAGTTCCGACCGAGAACAAAACAACCTGCCCGCATAACATCCGCATCGGTGGGTACAAGAAAGAATCCAGCGCCAAGCAGGCACTCGACCGCTGGTGTAATGAGCACGGCGTCAAGTTCGGCTACGTCCAGAAGTACGGCGACCGGCAACCACTGTACGTGCGAGGTGTGTGACGCCAAAGCCGCAGTCGAGATGCTGCTGGCGATGCAGGCGTGACCGGACTAAAAAGCTGTTTGTGACACATCGTCACAAAATTAACAGGAGAACGACATGAAAGGCATGAAAGGTATTGACCCGCAACAAGGCCCGAACGATCTGGCGCTGCTCTTGGCGATCGTC